AGTGACTGAAGAGTCTATAACAAGAAGACTCATAAATTTAATTTAGGAGGATTTATGAAGCTCATTAACAAAGCAAACGCATTCACTGTTATAAGACCTTATAAAAGAGACAGGAGTATAAAAATCATGTTTACTCCTGGACAGAGTCATACTATTGATGAATCTCAACCTTTAGTCGATGACTTTGAAGATATAATCAAAAACTTTAAATTGGAACGTTACAATGAAGAAGAAAAAACTACTGATCCCAGAGAAAGATTCCCTAATGAGTCTACAAGAGCTTATAATAAAAGAATGAAAATTCTTGATGAAAAACTTAAGAGTAGTGAAATTGAAAAGTCACCTAAAGAATCAATTGAACCTGAGAAAAGTTCTGAAGAACTTCCTAAAGAATCTGATGAGCCCGAGAAATCTGATAAAGAAAAAGAGGTTTCTGAATAAATTTTTAGTCTTTATTTAGCTTTACAAGCGGTTTTTCTTTGGGAAAGGATGGTCTACAATTGATGAGATTAGCTCAGAGACTTATTAATAAACTCAAAATGTCTGAAGACTTTGATAATGATACTATAGCTGATATTATTGAAGACTTTGTTCAGACTATAAATCCTTCAGAAAAAGCTGAATTTATGAGTACGCTTCTTAATACTCTTAAGAGATTTAATCCAGGTAGTAATGAATCTCTTAGATCAATAATTCTAAGAATGCCTAAAGATGATGCTTTTAAGTTATACAAAGACTTAATAAAGTTTAATTACGGATTTGTTTCAGACAATCGACGATAAATCGGAGGAACATAATGCTTAATGACAATGCTGGAATTTCTCTTAATAGGGTTGACAAGTCTCAAGTAGCTGTTAGCGTTTCATCTCTCTCATTCTTAGCAGCATTTGCTGTTGAGGCTGAAAGAGGATTTATAAATAAAGCTTATTTTATTAAGGATTCTTACGACAGACTTAACTGTTTTGGAGCTAAAGACTTTCGTAAATATGGGACGTCACTTCATTCTCTTGATAAATATCTGGAAGCAAGATGTCCGGCCTATGTCGTAAGAGCAGGAGATCCTACTTGGAAAGTAGCTTCACTTCTTATAAGTGAATCGACTGATCCTGACGCTTATTCTGATGAAACTACTTATGCAGAAGGTGACAAAGTTACTTATAATAACGTTGTTTACATTTCTCTTCAAAGCGATAATACTGGGCATGATCCTGATGAAAGTCCTGAGTATTGGGAACTTTCAGCTAAAGATCTCACGACTGAAGCATCTGGTCAGTTACAGTCAGCACTTGAAGTTTTCTCTGATACGACTGAGATAGCAAGAGTATTTGCAATGGGTGAAGGTGCTTGGGGTAATAATATCTCAGTTGAAGGGCTACCCTTCAAAGCTGACGTCTATAGACCTGGAGACAGAGCTCGTCTTTCAACTATCAATGTCTATTATGGAACTTCTCGTGTTGAATCATTCATAGTATCGACGAGTACTTCAGATACTGATGAAAAAGGTGCTCCTCTATATTTTGAAACTGTACTTCAGAAGTCTTTGTATATAGCTATTAAAGACAATTCTGAAGGAGCTACTAAAAAAGCTACTGACCCAGCTCTCGTTTTCGCTAAAACAGCACTTTCCGGAGGATCAGTTCTTACAAAACCAACTCCAGCTCAATTTGAAACTGCTCTGGCAGTAATTCTTGATTATCCTGAAGTTTATGATGTTACTATTGCTGTGAATGCAGGTGCAGAGATTGACCATCCTAACTTTGTTTCTCTTGTAGCATCTAACGCAAGATGTGCTGGGATTGGTTGTGCTAAAAAAGTAGATGCATTGTCAATTACTCCTAGTGCAAATGAGTGGGTACAGTCAAGAGGTGGACCAACTGATAATATCACAGGATCATATTTAAGTACTGAATTCACAAGCTGTTTATTTAATCAGTGGGTTCTTACTCAGGAAATTGAATCAGGACTTGATATTTACATCGATCCTGCTTGTTATTTCGCAAAAAATGTAGCTCTTCAAGCTCTCAATAATCAGTTCTGGTACGCTCCAGCAGGTCCTCGTCGAGGAGGTCTCAGTGGGGCTAAAGGACTTTCCAGAATATGGACTGGACCTGAAAGAAAAATTCTTGTAACTGGTCAGTGGAATCCGATTAAAGCTGATAAAGATGGTTTTATGTTCTGGGACGAACTCACAAATCAAGTTTATAAGTCGTCCTATTCTAATCTTCACGTTGTTTTTGCATATCTCTCAATGATCAGAACTATCCCTGAAACTCTTAAGAGCTTCAGTTTTGAATTTAATGATCAAGATACTATTGATGCTATGATCGATATTCTTAATGATCTCGCATCTCAGTACACTGGAAGAAACAAAGGTGCGGAACAGATTATTGTTGATGATGCTAATAACGTTATTGGTTCCGACGTTATTAAGCTCCGTTGGAACGTACGATTCAAAGAAGTTGGTAGAGAAATATCGATAGACATAATAGCTTATCCTTCGAATCAAAGTCTCGAAGTAAGTATGGCTAATTCATAATAAGGAGAGATAGATGGCTAGGATAAATTACGACTCAGTAGCTTCTCAGCAATTTGCTGGAGTTCATAATTGGAACTTTATTATGAGAGTTCCTCGGGAACTTATGATTGAAGCTATTCCTTTGTTAGGTGAGAATGGTGAACTAAATTGTCATTGTTTGAGCTCGAGCTTACCTTCCAAAACCCTTAAAATGTTTACTACCAAGATCAGAGGAATTCTTTTCAAACAACCTCTTGAAGTTGAGCCTGAAACGAGTATCTCATTGACGTTTTACGAAACGACCAAATATACCTACAGTAGATTCTTTGATAAATGGATGGATATGTGTTTTGATAGATTTACTGGACTTGCTTTGCCGAAAAATCGAGTACTCGTCGACGGTACCAGGCTCGTACTACAAGATAGCGAAGGTAACAATATCGAACAGTACGTATTAAAGCAAGCATGTCCTGCTAACGTAAAATCTCCGGAACTTTCAGGAGATCCTGGGGTTTTTCAGTTTAGTCTTGATTTGAATTTCACGAATTATAAAAGGGAGTCTTTAATATAATCTTAGGAGAATCATGGCCGGGATTCTTTTTGATGAAATTAAAAATCTTGAATTTGCTACCTCTGAAAGTTGGACACTTGGATTGCCGATGCCAAGTTTTTTACCAGCATCAGCATCATTAAAACAATTATTCAATATCTTTACAGGTAATTTTCTTAATGTATTCTGTTCTACGACTCGCATACCTGAATCGAAGTTAGTGACTCAGGAAGTCATAGTTAACGGATTTCGAAGGGAGATACCATTAGGTCATATAGCTAATGGGAATCACCCTTTTACTTTTTATGAAGACAATAATAGAGTATTAAGTAAATGTTTTAACGTCTGGAAAAATCTTGTAGTTGACAGAATAACTAATAATAAACTGACTAAATACGCTATACCAAGAGGAGTTATTCTAACTACATTAAATAAGACTACTGGAAATCCTACATCTATTTATGAATTTTTTCACTTTTATCCTACTCAAGTAACTGAAGGTGAATTAACTGGTGATCCTGACATCATGAAATTCTCAGTAGTATTCTCTTATCTCTATTGTGTAAGGGTGTTATAAT